TTACAGCGTTGGAAGTATGCTGCTGACCAAAGTGGAGCAGATGTAAGTAAATTTGAAGTCGGAATTAAAAAACTATCATCTGCAATGGACGGAGCAAAAAGTGGAGCGAAAGGAAGTATAGAGGCTTTCAATACTCTTGGAATTTCAATGCAAGAGGTTAAGACAAAATCACCAAGTGAAATGCTTGATACAGTTATGAAAAAACTGGCAGATATGCCCGATAGTGCCGAGCGTAATGTGCTCGGTAATCAGTTATTAGGAAAATCATACTCCGATATGTTACCTTTACTGAATGCAGGTTCAAAAGGGATAGAAGAACTTAAAAATAGAGCTGACAGCCTTGGACTTGTAATGAGTGAGGATGCCGTAAAAGCCAATGTTAAGTTTGGTGATACATTGGCGGATGTAAAATCAAGCTTTTCAGCTGTATTTATGCACATATCCAATGAATTTTTACCTATTTTACAATTAGTATTGGACTTTATATTGGAACACATGCCTGAAATTCAAAGCGTATTTCAAGTAGTATTTTCAGTAATAAGAGGAGTAGTTACTGTTGTGATTGAAGTATTAAAGTTTTTTGCAGGTCTTGTATCAATGTTTTTTAAAGATACAGGAGCAGGAGCAAAAGATTTTCAAGAGACTATGAAACAACTTGCAGGAGTTATTTCATTTGTATTTGAGTCATTAAAAATAACGATAGAGACAGTATTAAACGCTTTAAAAGCATTTTGGGAAAAATATGGAGAAGACATAAAAAAAGCATTAACGAATATTATAGCTGTTGTAAAGCCTATTTTTGATAGTATAGTTGGAATTATTCAAGGTTTTATAGATATTGTTATGGGTATAGTCGAGGGAGATTGGGACAAAGTCCGACAAGGATTTATAAAGGTAATCAAAAACTTTTGGGAATTCATCAAAGCTGCAATAGGTACAGCATTTAATTTTATAAAAGATGTATTTGTAAATCTTGGAAAAATATTCTTTGATGCAGGAAAAAACATATTAAAAAACTTATGGGAAGGCTTAAAATCACTGTGGAATGACCTAAAAAATTGGTTTAAAGAAAAAATTGATTGGTTAATAGGTAAATTACGTTTTTGGGAAGACAGCAAGAAAAAAATGAATGAAGATGATAGTAAATCAAGCAGCAGTAGACATATTGATGGCTCACATGCCGATGGACTCAACTATGTGCCATTTAATGGATATATAGCAGAACTTCACAAAGGCGAAAGAGTGCTTACTGCAGATGAAAATAAGAAACTATCAAGCAATATAGATTATTCATCATCAATCAATCAAGTGATATCACTTATGAACTCGTTGATACAAGAAATACACAATCAACCATATACACAAAGAGAGCTTGCAAGAAAAGGAGCGATTTAACATGCAACAGGGATATGGAAAGATAAATCTGATCGGAAACGATAATAATTATGATATTAAATTGCAGGCAATAAGTGATAACACACAGTTTAACATAACATATGCAAGATATTATATATATCTATATAATATGAAGAGTGGACAAAAAGCTGAGGGTAGATTTAATATTGGGGGATATAGTAGTCCTAAGATATATTTTCGGGCCGGATTATCATCATTTGAACATATTATAACTAATGAAATAAGTAATCTATATCAAAATGGCGGAATAAATGCGATTAAACCTCTTACATTCAACACAAACTGGAGTGATACAAAATCATTAGAATTTTCAGTGATTGCAGAAATAAAAACAGCACCAACAGTTAAAATAACAGCTGTTGAGGGAAACAGCATTTTTAACAACATAGTGTTAAAATGGAATAGCACTATGCAAGATAAATTCACTATCACTGCCACAAAAGGCAATACTACTAAGACTTACAGCGGTACGACTGAAACATCATACACAATAAATGCTGCTGATTTTATAGCAACTGAGGGAATAGCAGAGGGAAATGTAAAAATATCATTAAAGATAGAGTATACAAAAAATAACACGCTTAGTGAAAATTCGTGGGCAAGTGAAGATACAAGCGTAAGCTTGAAAAATACAAATCCACAATTGACAGAGTTTACAGCTATAAATGGCTTGTTGACTTGGAAAGGTACAAACCTTGTAGACTCAACTGCAAGAGTGGAGCTATACAATATTGATTTGAATAATATGAAAGTAGCTGATTTTGAAATTCCAAGCAGTGAGCTACCAAATAACAAGTATTTCATTCCGGGAACAATAACATTGTATGACGGAAATCACCTCGTAACAATGACCGTAAGCAAGGTAGTAAACGGTGTGACATACTCGTCACAGTTATCTACAAATATGCAGCTAACTAATAGACCTTATGTAAAGGTAAATTCGTTAGAGCCTGCCAATGTGCCAAGAAACTATGAAAAAGATATACAAATCACTTGGGACACTACAAATCAACAGACATACAATTTGAAAGTTTTTCAAAATAATGTATTGATATACGAGAAAAGCGGAACAACTGAAAAAAGTCTAACGCTACAGAGAAACACATTAAAAGACGGTATAGCAACATTACGGCTTACTGTTACTAACATATTATATGATATAGTAAAACAAGACATAAAGACGGTACAATTTAGCCTTTATGGTGGACTAAAACCGCCAACAATCACTACAAATGCTGTAAATAATGTACTGGATAAAAACAACATAATAATTTCTTGGAATGAAACAGATCTACAAAGATATTACAGAGTTGAGTTTGAAGTAATTAGAATATATAACCTGCAAAAGCTTGATACAAATCTAAAAATGGATAGAGGTTATCACTTTGACGGTGAATATCTGTCATTTAAAGAAGACAGCGGAATAATCAGAGGAAAAGAGACATCATATACTTCAAAATCAATACTATTTAAAAATGACAACATAAAAAATATAAAAGTAACTGTATACAATGAGCTAAAAGAGAGCAACAGTAATGTATACAGCAATGACATTTATGTTGATTATGTAACGACAGCTAATACAAAAATAACATCATATACACAAGAAGATACAATCATAATAAACTGTACTGCAAATGCTGTAACGAATGCTACATTTAAGCTAATGAGAGGTACAGACGAGAACTATACGAAGTATAAAGAGATATATAGCACTACTCAGACAAACTTTGAATACAAAGATAATAATATAAAAAGTGATACAAGATATTTCTATTATGTCATTACAACAGTTGACAACAAGTCAAATGCAAGCAATGTAGTAACGGAGAAGATAAAAATAAAAGGGTTTTTATTTACAAATCTTGAAACTAACAAGACAAAAAATCTTAATCTTGAAGTATCTGCAGATTTTACGACCACTGACGGCAAGGTTATAGTGGAGTATTTGGGCAAGCCTACAGCTGATATAGAGCAAGATGAAAGAAACTATCAGATATGTAAATACTCTTGCTTAGTGCATAAAGACGACATTTTCGAAGTATATAACCTATTTGATGCTGAAAAAGTAGCATATAGAGACAGAAAGGGTAATGCGTTTATTTGTAATCTGATGAATAAAAAAGTATCGTATAATGACAATCTTGAAGATTATATAAATCTTTCATTTGATATGGTTGAAATTGATAGTATGAAACAATTTGAGTAGGTGATAGATTGTGAGAAAATATAATTTCAGTTATGAATTATTAGATAGCCGATTAAAACCAATACGAAATATATACCCTAAGTCATGTAGTATTGACTATGACAGTCTTGCAACATTAAAGATAAGTGCCAACATAACTATAAAAGATGATGGAAAAAACTACAATGATAGGAATATAGCTATCAAAGATAATGATGAAGTAGTAGCAACAGTTTTAGTATCTACATCATCAGGGGACAGACACTCAAAGACAAGAACATTGACTTGCTATGATAGATGTATCATATTAGAACAGGATAAATTGACAGACAGCATAGTTATTCCTGCCTTTACCAATATTGTAAAATATGTATCAGAGATGCTAAAAGGATATGATAATGCATTTAGTCTCATTGAAAGCAATGTAACTAATAAGGCTGATATTTTCTTTCAAGTCGGTACATCAAAAATAGAAGTCATAAATTATTTACTAAATTTTTATCAATATGACCAATATC